CACTCTCTAGAGCCAAAAACCGACTAATATTATACGGGTCGGATAGTGAACAGAGTATATTATTGACCATACTAGGATCGAACATAGAAGAAGCAAATAAATTCGCCCAAATAGAGCAAATTAACGATACTCAACTCATAGAAACAACCACGCTAAATTACGAAAAAGAAGAAATCGAGGTTGATAGAAGCCCCATCAATGTTGATATGGTCGAACAGATATTGGATAAGACGATATTGAAAACGAACAACAATGATCGCACCAACATCATTACACGACCGAAGATATTACCTAAAGTGGAAGTAAAATGCAAAATCAACATTGACCACATCAGCAAAGATTACGTCGAGGTCAAGGGTGTCTCACTATCAAACAATAACTACGTTAAGAAAGACTTTAGCAAAGATTCGCTAGCCACCGTCCAAACGCTATTCACAAGGTACGGTAACATCAAACGAATCTCCTCTCATTTTGAGGAACTCAAGCAGGGTCTTTCTAAATTCATCAACATCAAAGCTCTTGAAAATTACAAAGTCGAACGCACCGACATACTTCGCCACTCAGTCGATTACCTTATAAATTTGCAGAAGAAGCTCACAGGTGAAGACGATCATCACTATGCCAACCTGCAAGAACTGTTGTGCGAGAGAAGCGAAACACTCGAACGTGCTAACCTCGTTGACGAATACATGGTACTAATCGATGATTTTATCAATAAAGTCGATAACAAGAGGAAAAATGTATCCCAACTCGAAACGGATTGGCACGATAAACACTCTAGCGTCATCAACTTCATCATGAAGAAACAAGACAAACATATTTTGACGCATGGCAAAGACGCCGATTATAAAGCCGGTCAGGGAGTATCAGCCTGGTCTAAGATCATGAACATCATGTTCGCCGGTTACTCAAGAGCCCTACAGGAAATGCTACTCAAAAATGTGAAACCAAATGTTAAATTAGCTTACAATGAGTCAGACGAGCAAATTTCCAAATTCGCCGCCTCATATGGGAGATACTACTACGATAAGCAGTACATCAACACAGATAATGATTTTTCCGAAATGGACAGCAGCCACGCAGAAAGTAGCGTTAAGCTAGAAATGCTGTTATATAAGTTAGTCGGAATGCCAGAGAACATGTTAAATATGTACTTGAGTATGAGGAAAAGGTGGATGATGTCATACATGAACAATGACGGAATAACAAAATTGTGGAACGATTGGTTGCAACATTCTGGGCAACCGTTAACATTAGCCGGTAACACCCTATTGAACATGGCAGCTGTCGGCGCATTCATAGAACTTGGTGAAGTCTTATATGCCATGTTCAAAGGTGATGACAGTCACATAAGAAGCACTAGAAGCAAACAGAAACAAGGTATAAAAACCACAATGGAAAAAGATTACGGCTACAAATTTAAAGTATGCAACCCACAAGTCAGTGAATTCATAGCGTACTTTGTGACACCACATGGTTTCTATCCGGATGTCCTCAGAAGAGTCACAAAAACAATCAGCAAGACCTATGAAAACGCGGAACAGTGGGAAGAATCCAGAATTAACATCATAGAATCTATCAAATGCGTAACCAACAACCAGCATTTGCAGACAGGCAGCAGGATGGCTTCCACGCATTACTGCTCGCAGAATATAGTCATTAGTTCAGGTGAAATCGATCTCATATACAACTATCT